GTGATCGCGTTTGCGTGTAAAAATTCATTCAAGGCTTTGTCTCTTGCCTGTTTAGCTGCGGCCAGTTTTTTGTTGCGATGTGTTGCGCCTCGTGCTGCGTTGCAGGGTTTGCATGATGGTACAAGGCCGTCGTTGTGTGTGCCTTCGCGGTCTACTTCGACAAGGTGGTCGGCTTCGGTTGCGGGTCTGCGTCGGCACCAATGGCAGATTGGGTTGTCGGCGAGTAGGGCTTTGCGGGCTTGCTGGTAGCCGGGTGATCGGTATTCTTTGCGGTTCATGTGGCTTGCTCCCGCCCTCGCGTTGCTCGGTTGGGCTGGCGCGGCGCGTTCGCGCCTTGCCCTCGAATTGTATGCGAGGCCGTTGTGTCGGGTTCAGGTTTGTGGCGCATTGTTTGTTATCAACCTTAGCCATCGACGTGAAGACAGACGGGTGTAATGCCCACCCCGCGGCTTGCCTCTACCCGCGTCCCACTAGCTAACTTGCTGAACGTCATCGCCTTGACGCTTTGCCCCGCCACCTTCGTGTTGCTGTTTTAGGGCGCGTCAATCTACCCCCGTTACCGGGTGTCATCCATCCACCGTGCGATCGGTTTAGGTCTGTGGTCGATCTAGTCGACGTTGATTTCGGTGCTGTACCAGTAGGCCTTGACCGCTTTACGCAGCGCCCACCGCAGGTATTTCAGCAGCTCATCCTTATGTGAGTTGTCCATGTCAAGCGCGTTGACGCGCGCAATCATGTCAATCAATTTGTCGGCTTGATCAAGGCTCATTGCGTGTCTTTCTTGAGTGCGTCAATCACGCGGTTCGCTTCGGCGATCGTGAGGGCTTCGGGCACAGCTGCATCACTAGCCAACACCTGTTGCACGTAATTGAACAGGCCTTCCTCATCAAGCGACAGTTTCTTCGCTAGGGCTTTCATGTAGCCAACCTGCTTTGGGGTTGCGGCCTTTGAGCCGCCGACCGTGGTAATGAGATCTGATGCAACGGGCGAGGGTTCCGATCCGGGCGCAAGGTTGCCCGCCCCCGCCCGCTGCACCTTTGCCATCTCCTCACGGGATGGCCTTTTGCCGTGCGTGGCGTAATCGCAGTTAGCCAACGCTCGACCAATTGCGCTGGTTTCGCAATTCTCCACAAACGACGTCCTATTGACCGGGCTAGAACCTTTGACTTCTTCGGCATAGCCAGTCGCGGTGGGTGACACCTGGCTTGCGTCAAAGTAGACCTCAGCACGGAATACGCAGCTGTCGCCGTCGTAGGCCATCATCGCTGTCTCGATGCGTCCGGTTGGGTGGTCAACCCAAAATCGGGCTAGGCGATCTTCGACGGTTTCGTAGTTGCTAAGGTCAAATGCCATTATGCGGCTGCCCATACGGTGAGGCGTTGTGCGTGATCGTGCTGGCCGCCACGATTGGTGTGGCGTACGGCGCCGGTGTTCACGATGGTGCGGCGTCGCACAGCTGCATTGAGCCGACCAGCAAGCCCTTTGGTGACGGGGAAATGTTGGCCGAGTTTGGCCCACACGTCGTCAGCGGTGAAGTACCCGATTTCGCGGGCGCAGGCGTCGATTGCGGCGTCAACTTGGCGTTGTTGGGCGGGTGTCCATTTGGCGTCGGCGACCGCTTGGCTGATCTGCATTGCTTGACCGTACGGTGTCGTGGGTTTGGCGGTTGGTACTCGACCGTCGCACACAAAATGGGTGCGGCCTTGAATGTCGGGCCATGCGATGACGCCTTTGCAGATGGTGCAGTTCATCGTGCCTTCTCCAACGCTGCGATCGCCTTGTCAATGGTTTCAATGTCGTACAACGGTTCCGGGTCGCACAAGCTCATTGCGTTGCGGATGGTGCGTAGGCGTCGAATGATGTCGCTGTACGGGTTGAAGATTGCGTCGACAAGTTGGTTGAGCGCTTCAAGTTGTTTGGATGATGCTGAGGTCGGCTGAAAGTTGTCGGCCATCATTTGTCGGGTCTCCTTGCTGAGTGTGTCGTCGGGATCTATGTAGGGATGTTCTATCACAGGTGTGTCACGGTGCTGTGGCAGCCCATGGCCCCCACCCGGAATTGTTGTAGATGGCGAGTGCGGCCCGCAGGTTTGCTTCAGGAATAAACAGCTCTGAGCAGTCGGTGACGCCGACGCCCTGCACTTGTAGCCAGCCAATCGGCCACGATGCGTTTGGTAAGCACCAAAACCCGTTGATTTGTGTCAGCCCGTATGAGCCGCCGTGCGGGTCGTTGACGTTGTGCGCGGTTGGGGTGCATCGGCTTTCACGGAGCATGACGACGGCGAGCGTGTCAAGTTGATCTTCAGGCCAGCCGACCTGGCGGGCCAGGTTCACGGCGTCATCGCATGTGGCGATTGTGGTCGGCAGGCTCGTCTCGGTGACGGTGGTCTGTTCGACCGTTGTGGTTGGGTACACGTCCCATGATGCGGGTGTGGTCGTGGCGCTAGGTTGCCCTGAGAGGGGTCTAGGAGCCTCTAGGAGCGTTGTTAGCCCTAGGACTGCTGTAACCAGGGTGGCTAATGCGGCTAATGGGTTCAATGTCATGGCTAGGTTCCTTTCGTCGGTGATCCCACCCTAGGGGATCTGACGGGCCTATGCGGGAATACCCTCAAACACCTTGAGAAATGCGGCTTTTACAAGGTTTGGGTTGTCTGCCATTTTGGGTGTGATCTCAACGTGCCACCAATCGCCGCCGGGTGCGCCTGACACGGTTTGCTTTTGGTAGACCTGCCAGGCCATGCGGTCGCATCGCCATGCACGACCGAATGGCTGTGGCCAGTAATCAATGACCATTTGTACGCCGAGTTCGTTTGCGTTGGCGACACAGGCTTCGATAAATACTTTGCTGAGTTGTCGGCCGTTTGGTTTACCGCGGTTATCAGGCATGTCGCGGTAGGAGAGGTCGACGGCGCGGCCTGTGGCGTGTACTGACAAGGTGCCGGGTTTGCCTTTCATGTCACGTTGCCCATATGAGCCGTTGTTCCATAACGACCCGTTGGCGTATTTCACGGCCTGTCGGATCCATTCGTCCATGCCTGGGCGTGGGCCTTTGGCGGGGCCGTCGGCGTTGCCGATGTAGTCGGTGGCGCCTGGTACGCCTGGTTTAGCTTTGGCTATTGCCACGACCGTATGCGACGTCTTTCGGGTTGGCCCATCGCATGATGACGGGCAGTAGGGCGGCGGCGGCGGCTTTAGCAAGGTCTTGCGGGTCGGTGTTGCCTGTGGCGGCGACAGCTGCAACGGCGGCGATGACGGATCGAGCGTAACTAGCAAGCATTGCTTTGGTTTCTTTGCTCATGGGTGGTTCTCCGTGTGGTGATCGATTTTTTGTTCTATTCGGCCCAGCGCTTCGTGTACCCGTCCGTGATCTTTACGGTTTTCTTTGGTTGATTGATGTATGAGCGCAACGAGTACAGAGAAACCGCCACCGATGCAAGCCACCACAATCGAAGTATCCATTTCATTTATCTACTTTTGCACATTTGACAAGGACATTGTGGTATGTGTCAATCGCTTGCTGGTAAAGGTTTGCTTGTTGGATTTCAATTTTCAACGTTTCAAAGTCTGTTTTGTCTAGGGTTGGCATATGAAAATTTGACGTCAAATCAAGGTTGGGTTTGTCGTTGATGGTTGGCAGGCCGTGCCGTTCGGCGACAATGTGCATACATTGGTTTGCGTTTTGCGTGATGTTTTCAAAGCTGAATATCAATGGGTCGTGTTCTTCGATCATTGTGTAATAAGCGATGTACCATTCTAAAATTCGTTCGGTTCGGTTGGCGCGTTTGTCTGCCGTGAACATGATCCAACTTGGTATGCATTCAAGTGGGTGCCTGATTGTGGTGACGGCTTGTTCTGCTTCAGCGAGTGCTTTGATTGAATGTTGGACGGCCCTGATTTGTGTTGCGTCAAATGTTTGATGCAACGCTTCAAGGGTGTAATGGTTTGCTGATCGTGGGAATGATCCGAATGTCAGCGTGACCATGTTTGCGTTGTTTCGTCCCATATCCACCAACCGTCAAGATCTTCATGCGCAATTGGTGCTTGCCAATCTGCTGTTTGATCATTCAAAATCCATGACGGATAAGGCTTTGGTGGAATGAAGGCATCAAGCGTTTTGTCATAGGTGTAACCAATGCCAGCAAACCGTTTTCGAATGCGGCCCGAGTAGGACGTTTGTACCCATTGACCGCCAAGCAAATTGTGGCAAAACTCTGCCCCAATTGTTTCTGTCTCAATGCCGTCATCGTTTTGTGTGTCATCGTCTGAAACGACAATAACTTGGACAACAACGTTGTCGGCGTCTATTTGTGCAAAGTGAGCCATGTGCGTCAGTTCACCGAAAACGTGAACGATCCCGTCGATGTAAATGTGTGAATGGTGTATGAGCCGCTGGTTGAAGTTGTACCGCCTGTAACGGTTAGGCCCACGGCATCGTTTGTTAGGTAGCGAATGATGACGATGCCTGAGCCTCCTGAGCCACCTGTGCTGCCGGATGAATACCAGCCGCCTCCGCCGCCGCCACCTCGATTAGCTGTTCCTGATCCGCCTGTAAAAGTTGCTCCGGCCCCACCGCCGCCGGTGCCCCCTGTCCCGTTTGATGCACCGCCGCCACCGCCCGCATAAGTAACTGATGCACCCGAAATTGAGGACGCTGAACCGTTGCCGCCGTTTTTGCCTGATCCTGCTGCGCTTGCACCACCGCCACCGCCACCGCTATTGCTTGGTGCAGCTGCACCATTGTTGCCTTGGCCTGCGGTTCCAGTTCCTGCTGTGCGTGTGTTGCTGTTGTAGTTTGAACCGCCGCCACCCGAACCACCGTTGCCGCCGTTCGGTGCAGATCCATTCAATTGCGCGGCGCTTCCTCCACCAATCGAAGTAAAAGAAAATACAGACGAGTTTGATCCGTTTGCCGGACTAGATGATCCGTTGCTACCTGCTCCGCCAGCGCCGACGACAACGGTGTACGACGTGGTGACCGCTGTTGCTGATCCGGTCAAATACCCGCCTGCGCCTGCTCCGCCGCCCAAGCCTGCACCGCCTCCGCCGCCGCCTGCGACGATTAGGTATTCGACCGCAAGAGTTTTTTGCGGTTGGGGTGCGAGAAGAATTTGCACGGTTATGCGCTCAGGTTGCCGACGACCGCCCATGTGTCGGTCGCAATTTTGACGCAAGTAGCGACTGCATATTGCCCTGACAATTTGAGTTTGCTTCCTTGCGATCGCAAAGTAACGCCAACGCCAGCGGCAATTGTTACTTGTCCGGCACCAAGTTGCATGAAATTGATTTGTGTTCCAATCCCGTACGCGACGGATGAGTTGGGCGGGATGGTAACTGTGATTGGGGATGCATTGTCGAGTGTTACGAGGTCGCCATCGTCGCCTAATACGGTCGTGTATGTGGTTCCTGTTTGGGCGTTGAGTGCGATCATCGCGGTTGCTACAGCGTCCATTTGTGCTGCGGTGAGCACTTGTCCAGCGGTGAAATCTTGTCGTGTTGCCATAGTGTCTCCTTTAGCCTAGGGCATTCAGGGCATCGAGGACGCCATACGTTGGGTCGTCCAATATGAGTTGATAAACGATTGTGGTGGCTGCTGTGTACAGGTTGACGCGGTGGCCGGTGTTGAAGTCAATCAGATGCTCGATGCCTTCGACTGATAGTTCTTGACCAAGGCTGGTGGTGCCTGTGCCGGTCGGGAATGTCTTTTCAATGGTGATCGTGTCACCAATGTCGATTGTGGCGACGGTGTCGCGTTGGGCGGTGGTTAGCATGGCGAATTTGGTGGCGACGTCGGTGTACCTGGCTTCGGGTTCGCCGTTCAGCAGGTAGGTGGCGGCGGCCGACAACTGTGATCCGCTGGTCTCCAACAGGCTGTTGGTAATGCTTTCCGTTTGAATGAAATAGGTGGCGATCGAGGCGGTGTCACTTGCGGTTGCGTTAGACCCGCCGAGGTTTTGCACATAGGCGCGGTTCACCACGCTGTCAGCTTCAAAGGTAATGCCTACGTTGTCGTATTTGACGCCTGTGCCGTTGTCTTTGAAGTCAGCGACCGATCCGCTAAGCGTTGCACCGATGCGGTTTTGGAATGTCAGCACACCGTCACGCGACACGAATAGGCGGCCAAATTCGGCGGTGCCGTTGATTTGGTTCAGGTAGGCCAGCACGTTTGTGCCGGCGGGAACGGTGTACGCGGTGTCGTGCCCAAGATTTACGGTGCCTGTGGAAATGTTGCGGGCCGTCGGCCCGGTCGGATAATCAACTTCAGGCAGGTTCAACACGCTTTCTATGCGCTGGCCCGATGTTTCAGTCGACACGTTGTAGGCGTCCATGTAGGTCTGTGCCAGCAAATAGAAATCGTCGGCGCAATACACGCTGACGGTGTTCAGCCCGCCCAGCGCAAAGTTGTAGTCGTAGTTGACGACGTAGCCTTTGAACAAATATTCAAGGACGTTGCTGGCGTTGTAGCGCCCAAGGCGTACACGGCGCATAGGTGCCAAGCCAGGCACGTTGGCGTTGGCGTCGTAATACGGGCTTGATGTGTCGAACGGGTTGAAGATGCCGTCGGCGAGCGTGTCGTTGAGCGTGAACGTCATGGTGCCTGCGCTGAACTGGTCGCCCTGATCCTTGCGACCTCGACGCACCGAAATGTTTAGGGTGCCGTCGGTAACGTCAGCAAACTGCGTGGTGCCGTCCAGCACATACGTCGTGTTGTCTAAAACGCCCTTGGTGCTGTCGTCAAGCGTGAATGCGTCAATTTGGAACCCTGCGTCAATTTCGAGCAGGTAGTTGCCTGATTGAACGATTGCTGTGCCGGGCATCAGACGTACCCGCTGACCTCAATGCGCGCCGGGCCAGCTGAACGGTTGTAGGCGCGGATGCTGTCCACGACGGCCTGCCCGATCTCGGCGCTGGTCGCCAACCCGCCGTTGACGTTGACGGTGATGTTTTCAAGCATGGCGTTGCGGGCGCTCGATGTGAACGGGTTGCTGGCGATGCCTGCCCCCAACATATTTGGGGCTTCCATGATTTGCCGTACGGATGCGCCCCCGCCGCCACCGCCCCCGCCAGCCACGCTAGGAGCCGCTACAACGACCGATCCGCCCGCAGATGAGGGAATGGGCACCCCAAGGTTTTTGTCGCCGCCTACGGGCGCCATAGAGCCTGTGGAGCCGCCCCCGCCGATCTTGCCCATTTCAGGGATGGTGAAGCCTTTGCCGCCGATGCCTGGCACCCAGTCGGGGATCTCAAATGAAAGGCCGCCAAGGGTTGCATTCCACAGGTCGGCAATCGTGTTGAACACGGTTTTGAATACGGTTACGAGGGCGCTGACGTAGTTGACGACGTAATCGACCATGATCTGTACGCCTTTTTTGACGGCCCCAAACACGACGTCGACGACAGCTCTAAATGTTTCAAATTTCTTGTATGCGATGACTAGCCCGGTGCCTAATACGACGAGCGCGGCCACTACCAAGCCGATCGGGTTGGCAGCGAGGGTGATGTTGAAAATCGTTTGGATCGTGGTAGCGATTTGTACGGCTGTTTTGTATGCGATGACGGCTGCGGCAAGTGTGCCGAGTACGCCCGCTGCGATAATCACTTTGTCGCTGTTTCGCTCGACAGCATCAGCCAGGGCAGTCACCATTGGCACAATTTCTTCAAGTAATGGCAGTACTGCGGCACCGATGCTTTCTTGCATTTCGGCAAACGCAATCTTCATTTTTTCCATGCCGCCTTGTGCGGTTTGGGTGAATGCGTCGTTTGCGCCGCCGAATGTGCCGCCTAATACGTTGATGATCGTCTCAAGATCTGCGCCTTCGCTGATCAGCGCCGACATTTCAGGTGTCAGCTGTTTGATTGCTTTGAAGTTGCCTTCATAAGCTTTGGCGAGCGCATCGGCGACCGTGGTGGTGTCGAGTTGTTTTGCTCGGCTGATATCAAGTACCAAACCCATGAGATCTTGGGCTTCGTTGATATCTTTTGTGCCTCGCACAAGTGCTTCAAATGCCGGGCGTAGTTCGTCGTCGGCGACAGCGGCCTGACGTGACATGACGCTGATGGCTTCCTCGACGGCAGCGATCTGTTCTTGTGATGCGCCTGTCGAATTCCGTAACTGATTGGCTAATGCTTCTTGAGCTGCTTCATCTTCGGCTGCGGCCATCGCAGCTGTGCCAAGCCCGGTAGCCAATGCGCCGACCACGGCGACAGCGGGCAGGAATGCTTTTTCCATGCCGTAGCCGACCTTTTCCGAGGTCGTCTCAAGGCTGTTGAATTCCTTTTGTGCGCGTTGAATACCTTTATCGTCAAACTCGCTGATGATGGGTATGCGAATGCTCATATCGTGGCAATTCTACGATTTATTTCGTTGGCGACCTGTTCAAGCGCCTTGGTCATTTCTTCCTGCACATCGGTAATGTGCGCCTCGGCTGACGGCCACATGACGCGCGACGGGTTGCCAGCAAATGCAGTCAAGGCGTCACCTAGACGGTTTGATTTGCCACGACCCGCAATGTCATAGATCGACGCTGCCGGGTCTTTCTGAATGATCGTTACAACGCCATCCTTTTTGCGTCCGGCGTCTACTTTGACTTGTACGCCACGTCGAGCTTTGCGTTGATCCCAAGGCAACAGCTGACGCCCATTTTGCGTCCAGCGATACCGCATACCCGACAAGGCTTGTGCCGGATAGCGGCTTTGTGCCTCAAGCACGATCGGGCTGGCGATTTGCTTAGCGTCTTTGGCAAATTGCTTGCGGGCTTCCGGGTCGATCTGACGTAGGTCTTGCAACATTTGCTTGACGCCGATGACCTCAATGGTTGCCATCAGCGGCCCCGCTTCGCCTGTTGCTGTTGTAGCTCCAGCACATAGAACACGGTGGTGAGATCGCGGGTGTCGAATTCCACTTGCGGCGGCCAGTAGCCCGTCATAACTAAGACCTCAGCGAGGGAGCGTCGCCAGGTGCCGCGATGGTAGGGGTTTCGTCGGTGGTTTCTTCAATGGGCGTGATCTCCATGTCGGGGTGTTCAGCAACCCATTCACGCCAGGTGCCCGGTACTTTGTCGCCAGCGAGCTTGCAAAGGATGTATGCCCAGCAACACATATCAACAAAACCGATGCCTTTGCCGTCTGCGGATCGGCGGTTTTCGGTTTTCTCCCATTCAACAATGGCCAGCATATTTGTGACCATTGTTCGTGGCTCGCGCCCGTCTTTGAGGTCAATTTTGAGTTTGACGCGCATTAGTTACCTTTCGTCGGGCAAGGCTCCGCCAGCGCGGGCTTGCTTGGTTTGTTTTCAGCGCCGCCCGGTTGGGCTGGCAAGAACATGGTTACGACGTGGCCTTTGTCAACGTGCCACCCGTGAACGTCAGGTCGATCGTTGAAAGTTCGCCGAGCGATGCGTTGATTGGGGTGTGGCTTTCGAGGTAGGCCGTGGCAAGTGTGTACGACGGGTTGGTTGCCGATACAGCTCCGGATGACGGCTTGATGACGATGCTGGTGGTCGTGCCGACCAAGTTGTACACGCTCACCTCGGTCTCAGCGGCGGCGTAGCTCTGGTAAAGAGTGACCGTGATGCTGTTGTTCGCGAGACCCGACGTGTAGGTACGGGCGGTTGATCCGAACGCCGTGTTTTCCAGCGCCTCAACGGTGTAGGTGATCGTGGCGGCGGTGCATTGATTGCTGAGGTCGACGCTGTTGATGGTCACGCTCGGGTTCGACAGATAAACGGAAGTGCTCATTGGGGTTGCTCCTCGACTGGTTCTTCTTTGACTTTAGACGACTTCTTCGGTTTGTCGGTGGATATGAGGCCACCGTCGATCAGGGCTTGCACGTTGATGCCGTCGGCTGGTTCAAACTTGTCGCCTGGTGTACCGATGCGGGGGCTGACGATGATGTACATGGGTTCTCCTAGCTGGTTTGGGCTTGCATAGTGACGGTGAGATCGTACGCGGGCAGTATCGAGCCGCCAATGTCAATGACGGTTGGGCGGCCGCCGGTGACAGCCACGTTTTTGGCTAGCAATTTGGCGCAAATGTTGAGTAGGGATCGCTGGGCGTCAAGGTTGGCTGGGCCGAGCGTCAGCACCTTGACCGGGAACGTGAGCTTGACGATGTTGTAGTTCCAGCTTTCCCACGATGGTGCATCAATAAAAGCGCACGGCGGAACGATGTTTCGAGGATCGTTGACGACCTGTAGCCCTGTAATGGTTTGCAAGGTTGCGGTCAGGTCGTCAATCGCTTCGTTGAACAGGTCGGTGTAAGCAGGGACGGGCATCAGGCCACCTGTGGGCGGTCAATCCCCAACAGCTGCTTCACCATGCCTGATAGGCCGACAACTGGTGCAGTTGCCATGCCGTCAAACGACGCAAATTGATCCATTGAGCCGCGCTGACGGTACAAGGCACCGCCGTACATAATCGTGCCTAAGGTGACGTCGCTTGATGGGCTGGTGCTGACGCTGTCGATGTACCCGGCTTCCTGGCGGCGTCGGTAGCAAAACTGGTTTGCAGCTGCGGCGCATTGCGTCAAAAACGCTGCATCACCAGCGGTCGCGGTACCGATACCCAGCCAATCCTCAATGTTGGTTGCGGTGATCCATGTGCAAACGGGCGTGTATGCAAGTGTTCCGGTGGATGCGACACGTTCAACGTCACTAGCGGTTTTGGCGTACAGCACCTGGTTTTGGATCGGTACCTGATAGTCGTACAGCAGGTCGCCCTGGCTGTCTACGCCAAGGTACAAATACTGTGGCAGGGAATAGCAGGTGTACGAGCCATTGAACGTCGCATCGACGCTTGCAACGGTTATTGCGCCGCCTACAACTACATCAGAGGGGGTGAGTAGTTGTAGGACGGCGTAATTGTCGACCAGGTACTTGTGGGTGACTGTGTAGGTAGCCATGAGCGGTTACCCCGCTCCCGACTAGGCCTGGGTGATCTTGCGGATCATTCCCGAGATCGCGGCGAACGTGGAAACGTAGCCGTGGAACGAGAATGTGCGACCGAGCGTTGCGGGAACCTCGACTGACATGAGGCCGCGCTGCTGCTCGTAGAACTCGTAGGCGTCTCCTGCGCCCTGTCCGACGCGAGTGATGATCATGGTCTTGGCAGCGAAGTTGCTGTCAACGACCAGTTCGAGGCCGAGCGGGTTGCCGTTCCAGGTTGCTGCGGATCCTGCGCCGAGCGCGTTCTGTCCGGAGAGACCGTTTGCGATGAACGGGAATACCGGGCGGCCCGTCGTGTCGGCAAGCTTTCCGAGCTGTGCCCAAACGTCAACCGAAACGAACAGGTGCGTTGGCATCCAGTTGCGTCCGCTTGCGACGTCGTTGGCGGCGTCGTAAATGCTGGTGAGCAGGTCGGCAAGGGTGCCGTCCCACACGCCCGAGGACGTTGCTGCGGTCAGCAAGTTGTCAGCGCAAAGGTTGTCCGAAGCGATCATGTATTCGCCCATGAGGTCGTTGAGGATCTGCTGCATTGCGGCCGGGGAAGTGAAGTCGATGTCCTGCACAGACAGCGTGACCTGACCTGCGAGCGTGGTCTTGCTGATCGTGTTTGCGGCGATGACCATCGTCTGTGCGGTGACTGCCGACAGTTCGGTTGACTGGGTGCCGACGTCGGTGTGCGTGGTGATCGTCGGACGAATGAACGTCTTTTGTGCGCCACCGTCCGGGTATGCGCGAGCGCCGACTGCATTGACCGCTGGGCGCAGAAAGTTGATGTTTTGCACCAACGGGCCGAGCACCGGAACAGGCAAAAGACCTGGGGTGTCGGTGGTGAGAACGTCACCAGCTGCAGCTTGAAGTGGGGTGCGCTGCGTCTTTGCGTACTCCTGCACGGCTGCGTTCATGTTCTTGAACGTGTCGCCACCGATGTGGTAGGCGGCCATGAATTCGCCTGCCGACGGCAGTTTGAATTCGCGCTTTGGCTGTGCGGGGATTGGTGCGGTTGGGATCGCGGCCTCAACTGCGGCGGCCTCGACGACTGGTGCGTTTTCCATTGCTGGTGTCTCCTCTTGTGGGGTCTCTTGTTCAGTATTGCCGATTTCTTCTTCGGGTTGGTGGATACTTGCGGCGACTTCGGTGATTGCAGCTGCGTCACCGAATGCTCCGACCGGGACGAGCGACAGCTCTACCCAATCGGCGGCCTCGACGATCATGGTTCCCGCTTCATCGAATGAGAATTTGGTGGGTGTCACACCGATGGAAACCTGGTCAATGACGCCTTCAGACAGCATGATCATGGCGTCCTGACCTTGGCTTGACGCCGAAATTTTGGCAGTAAACAGCATTCCCTCGGGGCTGTCAACGCGTTCGGTGACGACACCGACCGGCATTGTGCTGTCGTGGTACATGAACAGGCGCGGCGCCTTGCCCTCAACGGGTAATGCGCCTGGCTTGATGATGACGTCTTGGCCGCCTGACACGGTTGCTTTGACGTTGTACGGTACGGCGACGCCGCTGATTTCGCGTCGGCCCGCACCCTTACCAGCAATGATGCTGATGTCGGTGGCATGAAATTTGATCATCGGTTTGCGATCCTCTCTTGCGTGTTTTCTTCAATGTTGACTTCTGATGGTTCATCCATTTTGTCTGCTGCGTATTCTTCTTCCAGGTATTCGTCGGCGTCGAATTCAACGTATGTGCCGCGTGGTAGCACGTTGTCCATCGACAAAGTGGCGGCGATCGCTTCGGCGTACAGCTTGACACCAAAGATGTAGAGGTCGGCGCGGGCCTGCTGTGCTGATTGGTACGAATACGACCCGGTCGATACGCCGACAAGGTATGGCGGAACGTTGCCCAAGCGGGCGGCTTCGAGCGCTGAATAGTTGGCGCTTTCGATCAGCAACATCTTGTCGGGCGTCATCGTGGTCGGTTCGTAGTTGAGGTACTGGTTGAGCGCGGCAGTCTGATTGGTGGCTCGAGCCGCATTGAATTGGGCGGCAATGTCGGTCAATTCTTGCGCCGACAATGGCTCGCCGTCGGTTTGCTTGAGAATACCTGCCGGGATTGAGCTGCTGGCGTTGCGGTTTCGTGCAGCTTCAATCTTTAGCGCGGTCTCGATTGCGCCTGGTGCTGAATAGATCAGACCTTGGGTTGGGCTGAGGAATTGCACAAGGTTTGCCGGGTCGAGTTCGCCGCCTTGAAAATACACTTGGCTTGATGGCGCGAACCAAACTGGGCCTGCCTGATCGGTCGTTTGGATGCTCCCGGCAGGTAGCCGAGTGAAGCTGGCGGGATAACCATCGGCGGTTCGTGACGTGATGTACCAAAACGCGCGACCATAGAAAAACAGGTCGTCGAATGTCCACGCCATGATGTGCCCGTAAAACACACTTGGGTCGGGTCGACGGAGCCATGACCGCGGCGCTAAATACACCTTGGTCATTTCTTCCTCTAGCTCGTTCCAAACTTCGTTGTACATCTTCAGCGGCATACAGCTGATGACGGATGCCATGAGATCACGCGCACGGTTGATCGCTGGCACCGAAATTGCGCGGTTGCGAGCTTCACCTTCCTGATAGGTGTAGTACTGGCCAATCATGTTGACGCCCGTGTTTTGCGATGAATAACCAGGTGCGAAACCGACCGCGGCTTGCACGTCGGCATCGACGGGCGTGGTGCTGATAGCGGCGGTCTTTTTAGCGAACAGGGCCATGCGTCAAGTGTGCCACAAGCATCGGGAGTTTATGTGTACCCGCCCGCCGACACGATCCCGACGAAAGGCCGGGGCGGGTACGTTGCGATATTACACGCTGACGATCATTGGGCGACCGCTTTGTGCTGGTCGAGCGACCATCCCGGCGGCCCACACCATGCACCGTGCCAGCTCGATCGGGCCGGGTGAGCGTTGCGATGACAGCACCAAAGTGTTTTGCGTTTTGACTGCGACGGCGCGTTGGACGTGTTCAGCGAGCATGGTTTCCCCGGTGTGGAGCAGTCTCCCCTGGTTGATCAGGTCGCGCACAACGGGTGTGAGTTTGCCGAGTTCGGCGTAGCCGACGATGACGCGGCGACGCTCCAAATTGGGCGGGCAAATAGCGTCAATGCTGGGCGACATAGCGAACCTGACAGCGGGATCGGTGGCGACCTCGGCAAGCTTGTCGTACAACTCGCCAATGGTGTCGACGACAAATGCGATGGTGCTGACGGTGCGACCATCGGGCAGGTTGACTGCTCGTACTGCTGCGTATCGGCTGTCATCCAGGCTGGCTTCGATGGCGATAATGCCGCCCATTGGGATCGGGCCTCGATGCTCAAGCTCGGGCCAGCGTCCGGGTGCGATCCAACCGCGGGCAACCGTGACCCACAAGTTGAGCGAAGCGCGTAGGAATGATGCGCGATCGGGGTTTTCGCTTTCCTGCTGCAACGTGTCAAGCGTGAGTGTGTGGCCGATGGCGGGGTTGCCCCATGTCCACGAAGATGGTGCCATCGGATCAACGTGCGGTGGTGGCGACCATTCGGCCATGTAGTTGACGGTCGGCTGATTGCTGTCGATTGCGCGTAGCCCATGCTCACGCCAACGCTGAAACAAGACTGATGCTTCTGTACCGGCGGTTGACATGAACAAAGCAAATGGGTTTTTGCGGGCGCGTTGCGCTGGCATCAAACCGCCCTCGACCACCTCGGCATCAACGTCAAAAAGTTCGTCAACGATCAGCAGGTCGATGCTCATGCCGTGACCTGCGTTATGTTTCGCAGCTTTGATCCACCAAGTCGTACCGTCCGGCATCGTCACTTTGTTGCGACCATACGACCGCGACACAGTCGCGTTGTACCTGTTCTCAAGAATGTCAGCAAGATCGTCAAACACCATGACGGCAAGATCAAGACGGTGCGCGACAGACACGATCGTTTGTTTCTCGCCCCTGATCTTCGGCATCTCCAACAGCCAAAACAGAATGACCGATTTCAGAATGATCGACTTACCGTTCTGACGGGCCACAGAGCCAAGCGCCGACCGATGCACAAGCTCCCCCGCATCATTGAACGTCAACGCCCGGTCAAGAAAATGAACCTGCCACGGCATCAGCTCAAGCCCAAGCGCGTCCAGGCATATGTCCCCCACAAGCGGCCCGAACGAACCCACCCCATCCAGGCTGATCGTTTCCAGTCGCGGCTGGTCGTGGCTAGTTACCGCCAGTTCAGGCTGGTTACCGCTGGTTCGGGGATATTCGAGATA